GTCTTGCAACTGCGCTATGAGCAGAGATATTGTTTCTACACCCACATGACTACCAATCTGGACCCGGACAAGGAGTTTTCCCAACGGTATGGGGATTATATTGCCGACCGGGTGAAAGAGATGTTCAATGTAATTAAAATTGAAGGTGAAAGCCGAAGATAATGGCAAAGAAAAAAGATATACCACCTGCACCCGTCCGCTGCCGCCAATGCTCATACTCCAGAGATTTCGTAGATAACTCTTGTCTATGCAAGGCCAAGGACCATAGGGTGTGCGCATGTAACCGGTATGGGAGGATATGTGACAAATTCAAGAAGAAATAATTTTATGGACATGGAACTTGAAAAGAAAATAGAATTATTGGAGTGGCAGCGTGACAACGCACTGCGCCTGAGCCACCTGTTGGTGGCAAGGAAGTACCAGCGCATGATTGACGAACTTGCCAAGGAGAGCAGGAACAGAAGTATGAACGACAAGAAGCGGAAGGATGAATAGTAAACTAACACATGGCTCTCTGTTCAGCGGCATAGAAGGTTTTGGATTAGGTGCGGCACTTGCCGGCATAAAGACCGAGTGGAGTTGTGAATTTGAGGATTATCAATCATTAGTAATAAAGAAAAACTTTGGAGAAGAGCATGAAATCAACAGAGATATTAGAACGTATTCAAAACCTCCGTTTGTTGACATCATCAGCGGTGGATTCCCTTGCCAGGACATCAGCATTGCTGGAAAAGGTGTCGGAATTGTCGGTGAAAGAAGCGGCCTATGGTCTGAGATGTTCAGAATTGTACGGGAAGTTAGACCTAAATACGTGCTCATTGAAAACAGCCCAATGCTCGTTGTTCGGGGGTTCGAGCAAGTCCTATGCGACCTTTCCGAAATCGGGTATGATGCGGAATGGCAATGTCTATCTGGCACCGACTTTGGCATACAACAGAATAGGGAGCGATTATATTGTATTGCCTACCCCAGCGAAATCAACGGCAAACGGGGCACTCAAGAATCGGTATTTCGGAAGCCCTACTTATCGGGGCAATTTACACGAGTATATCCGGGATGGCGAACAAGACAGTCAATACCCTCACCCCGCTTTGCTGGAAAGTCTAATGGGGTTCCCGATAGGATGGACCGAACGGAGTGTATAGGCAATGCGGTTCAGCCGATAATTGCGCATTATCTGTTTGAGTGCATTAAGATATTTGACAGCAAACTGACATAATGAAGAATGCCGTATGAATATCCATCAGACAATCCCCCGTTCAGATTGCACTACCATCTGAAAGCGTCATGGTGCAAGATGTGTATGGCAGAGGTACAGAGCGAGAGAAATAGAAAAAGTAATAAAAAATATTGAATTATGAGACCAATAAGAAATATAGAAGACATTGAAAATCTAAGGGAAGATGAAAAACTGATTGAATGCTTGAATGGTGAAGTGAATTATTATCGGTTTTTGTGCTTTCATCCGAGAAATGATGAATACGTGATTCTTTTGAACCATTGTGAGCAGCCAGTGAGATTTTATATTAAAAGCATTATAGACCGATTTTATACGGACTATACAACACGCGATATAATCATTTACAAGAGGGGTTATGCTTTGGAACAGGTCAAGTTTTGTGAGCAGGCATTATCCGAATTTGATAAGGAGGGTAAAATATGATACTTACTACTGATAAGATGGTATTTGTTACCAATCAAGATAATTCAGACGAATACATTGAGAATCTTATAACTGAGTATGGGACTAATCAATATCGCATAAAGATTGACCGTACACTTAGTCCACCATATTATCAATTATTCCACGAATGGAAAGAGGGCAAGCGACAACTTAATAATTACTTGTTTGCTTCAAGCAAGTTGGAAAAGATTGTGAATTACATAAATCAGAACATTCAATAAGGATAAGTTATGAAACAGACAGTAGAAGAAGCAGCCAAACAAGGAGCTGAAGGATATAATATCGTCGGGCAGAATATTTATAAGTCCGGATTTATTGCCGGTGCGAACTGGCGTATCAATAGCGTATGGCATAAGACTAAAGATGAAGTGCCACAAGCTCATGGAGAATACGAAAATGAACATTATCCGCAGATACCATGCCTTGTGTATGGAAAGTTAAGCACTGGAACTGGTTACGGTGTCCGCTATTGGAACGTAACAGAGCAATGCTGGGACGATGAAGAATGTGATGATTACGAGTGTTCCAAAGATGCCATTGATGAATGGGCGTATTTGGATGATTTAATATCAACTGAAGAGTAATGATTATGAAACAGACGGTAGAAGAAGCTGCACGGCAAGAGCTTATGTCAAGCTATGCAATAGTGGTTAAAGGTGAGTTTGCATATCAGCAACAAGCAATGCTAAACATGTTCAGAAAAGGTGTCGAATGGCAGGCAAAGCAATCACCGTGGATAAGCGTAGAGGATGCAATACCAAACAAACAAGCAAAAGGCATGTGTCAAGTGAAATTTGTTGATGGTAGTATTGATGAAATGGCAATGCGAGAAGTGAATAAATGGATATACCCCTACATCAATACTGGATATGTTACTCATTGGAGACCTATCCCCTCATTCGACGAGATACTCGAAGTAAACAAGGATGTACTGGAACGGATTAAGGAGAAAGGAGATTGAAAATGATAAAGAAACGGTATGAAGTTTCGTGTGATTTGTGCGGAAATGGTTTAAATCACTATGCAGAATTAAAACCTACTTGCACTGATTTAAGGAGAGATGGTTTTAAAGTTAAAATCAATAACGGAAAGGTGTTTGTTTTTTGTAAAGAGTGCTATGAAAAGATAAAGAAGGAGACAAAGAAATGAAAGGAAAAACTAACACCGAAGTTGTAATTTCTAAAACAGAAAATCTTGCTGCTGGAACAGAAGTCGAAATCGTAGATGTTTGCTACGGATGCGAGACTTATTATATGTGTGTAATACCGTCAGGAGTAAAAATGACGATTGACGCTCGTTTTGTTGATATAATAGACAATATACCATTAATTGACTGGGAACAAAGACGTTATGAGCTGGTGAAGGCTGCAATGCAAGGATTTTGTAGCAATCCACATGAACAGATAATGAGTGCTGACTCAAATATAGTGGCAGAATGGAGTATTGGTTTTGCTGATTCACTAATAAAGAAACTGAAAGGAGATTGAATAATGTCAAGAGGAGAAATATTAAAGCTATCAGATTTGAAAGGTATGCACGGCTCTATTACTTTGGAATATACGGGTATTCTTTACGCAGGTGTAGATAGGGAAAAGAAGCTCCGTGAATTGGCAAAAGTTAATCCGCAGGAGTATTTTCTTGCATTGAGTGTGAATGATGATAGTGAAATTTTCAAAGACATTTCGTCGGGTTCCTTAGTGTCGCCGATGATTTTTTTTAAGAAACTGAAAGGAAAATAACCATGGATGCAGAATTTAAAAACAAGAAAGAGGTGGTTTTTGACGGCAAAGACCTTATATTCAACGTGGACGGAATAGAAATCAAGAACGGGAAATTGCCTGATTCCTTTGAGATAAAAGAACGCTATGAGATAAGCGCGGAAAGTATCTCCATGCTTGTCGTAGCGTTGGGTGACGGGAATACGCTGGCTGAATTTACTGATGTACAAGAAGGATTCAGTTTTTCCAGGAAAACACGGGTTATCTATTCCTTGAAGGATGAGTATGTCAAGAAGCTTGTCGAAGAAATAGCCAAGTTGGAAAATAAAGTAAATTCCCTGCAAGAAGAGGTTTACGCAGAACGCAGAAAAGCTTCTGATGAAGGATATAAGCGCTACCTGCTGGAAAACTTGATTAAAGAGCACAATAAGCGCTCCTGGTGGGAACGGGCAGAAAGGATTGAACTTAAAACAGAGGAGTGAGAATGGACCTGAGAATAATAGATTTTCCGGAATACCCGTGGAAGACCTTGAATGTGCATAAGGACTTTAACTACTCGTACAACATTAGTCCGGGAAAGAAAATAGAGGGGGATTTGTTCGATTCCTCCAAGATGAAAGTTGTGTCCTACAATAAAAACAGCCATGTACAGCTATTGGCTGTATGCAACCCTTACGGACTGCATCCTTATGCACGCAGGGATATGGACGGCTTGTTATGGTCTTCATGGATAGAAATAAAGGAGGGGCACTTCTGGCAAGAGATTAATGGTTGTGCAGCAGCCATTAAGTTCCCTCCTCTGTGTACGTCTCATTATTATTTTTAATCGAATTGAACAATCAGAAATTAAAAACTAAAACTTATGGAATCAAAAGATTTTTTAATTGAATCAGAGAATCCGAATAACTGTCATCGGCATTCCTCTCCAAATGGGCAAACAGTTCTTCCAGCGAATTCCACTGACGGGAGTCGCCAATGTGAAGAATCATCTTCCACAGATAAGGATTTTCGAGAAACAGAGGAAACATTCGAGCAGCAATCGCATTGTAATGGTCTCTGTGGTATACATTCTCTCTTAGAAGGCTATCCCAGGATTGTAGAAATTTTGGATGAAGAGTTGAAGCGTATAACTCTGGATTCTCTGCCAGAAGGTCATTTAGATAATCCTGGAAAGAAGGGGCGTAATGGCGCTGAACTGATTGCGGATATTGACTCCAAATTCGGAACAAACTATTCAGATTATACATGGAAGCAAGTTCGCAAACGGATTCTTCAAACCACATCAAACCAGACAACTCACCCGTCATAGTTCCGTTGATAATGTGATGGCAATACTCATGAGCAAATTGGTAAATCCATTGGCACCAAAAATCACCTCTTGTGTGAAGGTAAATAATCCTATCATTACCAATGTTGCTGCACATTGGATTATCCTTAAAGTAGTTGTATCTAACCGTACATTTATCTATCGAGGAACAAGGGATTTGAAGTGCATCGCTAAATGTCATATCGACATAACTGAGAATCTCTTTCACGATATACACATTGAAATCACCGAATGCTTCATCAGTGGCAAGCCTTATATTAGGGCTTACTTCAATAACAGGGTATTGCATAATAACTAAGTTTAAAATTTGACGAAACAAATATACAAATAAAAACGGGCACACCCGACATCCATAATGATAAGTTTAGAATTTGACACTTTACTCTTTTTCATTTGGGTGTGCCCTTTATAAAGGAAAAAATGATTATATGACGGAAGAACTTGTAACATTAGAAATAGCGAAGCTGCTGAAAGAGAAAGGTATGTTTACTGATATAGAATTTCCTACTCAGTCCATCGTCCAAAAGTGGCTGCGTGAAACCAAGGACCTGCATATTGGAATATGATATTCACATAAGCTGTTTTGGTACTACGAGATAATGTCTGTATCGAACCATGTTTTAGTCGGTCTGGCAAACAGACCTTCTATTCATTACAATACCTACGAGGAAGCACTGGAAGCCGGAATACAAGAAGCGTTAAAACTTATATGATTATGGAAACTGTAGAACTGATAATTAAAATCTCCATCACTTTATTCAATGCCATTGCATTAGGATTTGTCCTAATCATGGTAAGCAGATGGCATAGGCGCATGGAGGACAAGCTGAATGAGATAAGGGAATACACCCGTAGGGTTTCAGACCGTGATGATGTTATTTATATGAATCAGCTTCAATGGCTGAAAAGTAAGCTGATTGAGGAGGAACGATACGAGGAAGCCGCTAAAATCAATAAATGTATTGAGGATGAGTATAACAAATTAAAGAATAGGAAACGTGATTATGAAGCGTGAAATAAAATTCAGAGGTAAAAGCACTGATACGGGGAAATGGGTATATGGATTTCTCTCTTTTTTCTATACTGCCGGAAGGGACGAAAACGGACTTATCTTTACGGACAAGGCGAGGATATATTCTCCGGAAGACGGCTGCTGCTACGACGTATGGGCTGAAACCGTTGGGCAGTTCACCGGCTTGTGCGATAAGGACGGGAAAGAAATCTATGAAGGCGATATTATAAATTTCACTTTTTATTCCGACATGGCGGGACATGCTCATTTGGAAAATAGACCGGAAATAATTCGACCGCAAATAGTTGAGTTTTACGATTGTAGATTCGTCTTGCACGACTTTACGCTTGATAAAGAAAATGTAACGTATTTCACTTTTCATTTTTCGGATAAATTTAGGCATAGATATGAGATTGCAGGTAATATTTACGATAATCCCAATTTAATATAAGGAATAGATATGAAAACAGACCTCATTTTCTTTATTGCGATATTCATCATCGCAGTATTGTTTATCGGGCATTTCCGGTTGACATTTTCGCCGTTCAGCATATCACTCCCTTATTGGCATAGAGCTTTAGGAGTAGTCCTTATTGTTGCAGGCTGTTTGGTTTACAATATAGGGGAGAATGTAGCCGGGTATAAGAAAGGGCTTGATAACGGCATGGAAATAGTCTTGAAACAATTGAAGAAACGGTATGAACGACCAGGTGATT